TCTGGTGATGCGTATTTGGCTTTGAACGATGGGTTGTTAGTATCTGCTACTAGTAATGTTGTTGATAATTTAAGTGCTGGTATTTCGCCGGATGTGTTTGAAACTGGGATGCTTACGATGCCCCAGAAGTATTTGCGTAATTTAGCAAATCTTCAGCAGATTATTCCCGTAGCTGAGTCTATTAAGTATAGAGGTAATGTAGCTAAACGTGCTACTGGTTATGGTGATTCTGCGTTAACAGATAGCGGAACTTTAGTAGCTTTTGGAGTTCCTGTTAATGCTGCTCCGCTTATGCCTGCCCATTACGGTTTGTTTACTTTTCCTAAGAATATTTTGTTTGGTATTCAACGTAATATCCAGGTAGAAACTGATAGGGATATCCGTTCTAGGCAGATTATTATTGTCTTAACTACCCGTGTTGATTGTAAGTGGGATGACGAAGCAGCTGTAGTTAAATATACTAATATTTAATTTGTTTCAATACAATTAGGGGGTTGCAATACCCCCTAAAAAATAATCATGCGGAGATATTGTTATGGCATTAGAAAGTAACAGTAATTTAGGTGCTGGAGGCAGCGGCTTTCAGGGTACTGGTCCTGGATCTGCGGCTAGTATTATTAATGAGTTGAAAGGTCTTAAATATGCGCTATTAGCAGGAGCTAATGCTGATACTAAAATTGATCTTGCGGCTATTAGATCGGAAGATACTATTCTTATGGCTTTAAATAACAATGCTGGCACTATTACAGACGAAACAGCCAATATGAGCATTGCTTCTGTTAAAGCTTTTGGCACTTTAAGCGGGGATACTGTTATCGCTACAGATGCGGTTACGGTAAATGGTAAGACATATACTTTTCAAGCAGCTGCCCCAACATCTTATGGGCAAGTGCAAATTGGTGAAGATGATGATGGTTCTATGTCTAATTTAGCAGATGCTATTAATGCTTATGAAACTAGTGTTGAGAAGGGAGGGGCAGATGTAGTAGCTACAGTTGCTTCAGCAGTTGTTACTATTACTGCCGTTGTAGAAGGAACTGCTGGTAATGCTATTACTATTTCTTCTGCAGATGCTACTATTACGGCCAGTGGGGCTAATCTTACTGGAGGTACGGCTACTGGTGGGGTTTTGTGTTCTGATGCTACGGATCAATTAATTATGTTTTGGTTTGATAAAAACGCTTAAATTTTGAAATTGATTGCAAAAAGGTAGAAATTAATGGTTAAGCTTAAATTAGTAGGTGCTGATCGGTTTAGTTCCCCGGTTATAAACGGCGATGTAGTTCTTAAAAATCAAAGTTTTGAAGTAGATGATGTTGTAGCTGATAGGTTGCTACAACTAACCTGGAGGGATAAGGCTCAGAATACACTTCCAATAATGGTTGTCGATGATGGTAGTAGTAAATCTAAGCGAGCAACAACCCATACTAGAAGAGCAAAGGAAAGGGATCTGAACACATTTGTTGCAGAAGAATCTGGTAGAAAAGTTTCTAAACCTGCGGCTATAGAAGCTACCCCACCTAAACGTGGTAGGGGTAGGCCGAGAAAGGTACAGTAGGTTTTAAGTTGCAGTATCTAATTAGGATTAGTAAATGAAACTTGCATCAGTAGGTTCTGTTAAGAGCAGGTTATCTATAGGTAGCACTATAGGCCCAGATATTATCGGATCGGCATTAGATGCTGCAACTTCTATTGTGGAAAATGTAATAGGTTCACCACTAGAATATGTCGATGAAAGAGTAGATTGGTTTACATATAATCCTAGTATCTATAGAGGTACATTTTCCGGACTTAAATTATATTTAACTCAGATATATGTTAATGGCGATGTTAATATATATTATTCGGAAGATGGGTATCCAGTTTCAGATGGGTTTAGTGGATTAGCAGCATTAGAGCCGACTAATTACACAGTTTGGCCGCAAACAGGAACAATATTATTAAATGTAGAACCAATTATTGGTGAGTATACTGTAGCAGTTTCGTATTCAGCCGGGTTTGAGAGTGAAAGCGCTGATATTCCTATTTGGTTATCTGAAGCGGCTATTTCTACTGCAATTAGTGTATATCATGCGCAAACAGTGACACATAATAAAAAAGATATACCTAATATGTATCCAACATTGTATAGAATACTCTATTCTCAATTGAATGAGTATATTAGACCTAGATCTAGCGGTCTTATACCTACAGAAACAAGGTTAGCAACGTGACTATACGGTTTTTATCCAAAATAACCGGTGTTTCTAAGGTAAAGCAGGTATTTAGTAGAATTACTACTGGAGTACAAAGTGTTTTAGCTAAAAAACGGCTAGAAGATTTATTACTTAAACGTACATTAGAGCGATTTGATCCACCTGGAAGTCGTAAATATGCTCAAAAAGCTCCACCAATTGGAAAACCTTGGGCACCTCTATCTCCATATACTAGAAGAAAGAAAAATGTAAACAGATCGCAAAAATTAGTAGATACCGGTAAATTAAGAAGTTCTATCGGCATCGTAAAAAGAAATATGGAGGGCAGTGTACTTCAAAGCCCCACAGGTGGTGGATTTAGTATTGGCATAAAACCAGGTTCTAAAGCTAGTAAATATGCTAGAATTCATCAGTTTGGTGGGTATGCCGGAGTAAATAGAAAAGTATATATACCTGCTAGACGATATTTAGGTATAGATAAAACAGATATAGTATCTGTTCAAAGATTAGTTAATAATATTATGAAGAAATCGGTACAATAATGGCAATCCCTACTTTAGCTGAGTTGTCTGCTGAATTAATATCTAGGGTAGAGGTTTTACCGCAATTTTTAGATAGAGGATTTTCTATATATAACATGGAGGATTTAGAATCTTTATTAGCATTATCTGGTGGATTACCTGTAGTAGGGGTGGCTTATGATGGCGGTGAACCGGTAGAAAATAATGTAAAGTCATCACAGACTAGTGCGTCACGTTCAGCTACTTTGTTTAAGATCCATTTTGCAGTAATTATTGCTATAACATATTCTGGTGCCGGAGAATATAACGAAAGTACAGATAGTAAGGTGATTGCTACGGATTTGCTGGATGCTGCCCGGAGTACATTATTAGGGTATAAAGGTATTAACACTAGACCGTGGTTTTTGGTTAATGAGGCACCATTGGATAGTGAACTCGAAAATGTGATTTTCTACGGTCAATTATGGGAAACTTTTATCCCAGTTGTAGGTATTTCTGAGTAACAGTTTAATAGGAGAATTTTAATGGCAAATCTTTATTACTCCGGTCAAGGCAGTCTTTATGTGGCTGAGAGGAACGCTGATGGTACCCCAAAAGGTTTTTTACCTTTAGGTAATGTTCCCACTTTTGAAATTTCTGTAGAAGTTACCAAATTTGAGCATAAGGAATCAGAGTCTGGGGCGCGAGCTGTTGACTTATCAATTGTTCAAGAGAAGAAGGGTACCTTTACTATGACCCTTGAAAATCTAACTATTGATAATTTAGCTACAGCTTTTTGGGGTAGTTCGGCTGTTACGGCAGCAGTAGTCGCAGGTACAGCTACTGTTACTGCTTACGTACATGCAGATACTTATGATTATAGAATCCCACTTCCGTATCCTGCTGTAGATACTGTTGTACTTAAAGATTCTGGTGAAACAATTACGTATGAGTTAGGTACTTCGGAAGGTGATACGGTTAATTCATTAAACGGGTGGGTAGATGAAGCTGGTGGTTCTATTGTTATTTTTAATACTGCTAAGCAGACTTCTCGCGGTGCGGCCAATAATATTGCTGACTTAGATGTTTTACATATTACATCTTATAATGCAGGTGCTAGTAGTACGATGTATGCGTTTACGCAGGATTCCTTAGTTAGATATCTCAGATTTGAGGGTATTAATACTGTTGATACTGGTTCTGGTACGAAACGTTTAATTGTTAATATGTTCAAGTCCCAGTTAGATCCATTAACTGGGTATGGATTGATTAATGAGGAACTTGGTTCATTGCAGATTACTGGTAACTTGCTTTATGATGAACTTCAAACTGGTACTTCTAAGTTCTTTGAACAGATTAACGAAACTTAATATTTTAGGGTAAGGTAATTGTATATAAATTAAGCCATATCCTTAGTTGGGTATGGCTTAATTAATTTAAGGGGAAATAAATGAGCACAGATAGTCATACTATTGATTCTGCGAAAATGGTGGCCCAAACTAATAAAGGTATTCCGATTCAATTATCGGATGGTACTAATGTTGATATTTATAAATGTAAGGTAAAACAATTAGCTCCTATGCTGGAGTTTGTACGCTTTGTTTTAGAAAAATTGCAGATTAATAGTGTAACTAATTTACCTGTTATAGATTTGGATGATCCAAACATTTTATTGAGTTTATTGGTAGATTCTTCTGAAAAAGTTTTTGAAGTTGGGGCTATGTTATCCTCTTTAACAGAAGAAGGGTTTGTTGATTTAGAATTAGATGATGCTATAACCGTATTAGCTAAGGAATGGGAGGTAAATAAGGATTTTTTCTTGAAAAGCGTGCTGCCAAAACTAGACGGGTTACGTCAAAACACGGCAGGCGCGGGAATAAACAACAAAGACAATTAAAGCCGACAATAGAGCCTACTAAATATGATCCAAGCTGGGTTATTGATAGTATTACTTTACTAGTAAGCTCTGGGTTTAAATATGAAGAGGTTTTGGAATTACCGTTAGATCTGTTTAAGGTATATATAAAGTCTGTCAATTTACGGGAAGTGGTGCATAGACAGCAATATGTAATAGATACGGCAATGTCTATTGCAACTACATTTTCAGGTAAGGGACTTGAAGAATATTTGCAGTTGATTGCAGAACAAGTTTTGGAGAATTAGATGCCTTCTACAGTAGGTTTAACAGTCGATATTCGCGCCCATGATGATGTAACTAGGCACGTAAAACAAATACAATCTACTATTATTAGGTTCGTAGGGGCTGTAACAGCTTCTTTAGCTTCTTTACGTATAGTAGTTTTCCCTATTACTCAGGCAACTGATTTTGATAGGGAAATGCGTAATGTTCAAAAAACTACTTCATTTACAGATGATACTATTCAACAATTAGGACAATCTCTTATAGATTTGTCTACGGAGATTAGTGTAGGGGCGGATGAATTAGCAGGTATTGCTGCTATTGCTGGCCAATTAGGTCTTGGTGGCAAGGGGGTGCAAGCTATTGAAGAATTTACAGCTTCAGTAGCTAGAGCTAAGGTAACTTTAGGATTAACTAACGAAGCTGCGGCGGAGTTAGGTGCGCAAATTCTTAATATTTATAATATTGATGTATCTAATATTGAACGTGTATTTTCTGTAATTAATGAATTAACTAATACTTCTGTTGCTAATGCCAAGGATCTTGGTGATATTATTAAACGCGTAGGTAATATTGCTAATCTTACCCTTCCGAAAACCGCTGCGCTAGCTGCTTACGCTAGGGATTTGGGTATTTCTCCTGAAGTAGCTGGTACTGCATATTCTAAGTTTTTTGCAAATATGCTTTCTAAAGCAAAGCAGTTTGCAACCCTGATGCGTACTACTAACGATGAATGGATAACTAGGGTAAATGAAGACGCTGTAGGGGCGTTTACTGCGGCAGCAGAGGCACTAAATAGACTTACCACTGGTACCAGAGCATCTTTAACTAAAGAATTATTTGGTGGCGGTCGTTTATTTGCTTTTATGACTAAGATTATTGGCGATGCCGATAATGGATTTCAAAGATTAACTAGACATATAGACGATGCTAATAAATCGTATATAGAAGGTACATCATCTATAGATGAATACGAAAAGATATTAAGATCTTTTAAAGAACAAATTATTCTATTA